GACTCTGAGACGCTAGACTTCAAGGACTCGCCGGGGGACTGGGGACTGCCTGATGACTTGCAAGTCTTGGGCCGCCACGCCAAAGGCACCTGGCAGCGGCAGCAAAGGTACCTGGCAGCCTATGCAAAGGAACCTATCCAGGCCCGTGCTGCTGCTGCTGCTGGGATCAGTTCGGAGGCTGCCCGGCTCTGGGATCGTGGCGACGTGCTACGCTTCAGGGATCGGCTGGCTGATGCTCGCTCCCGCTTTGATGGCCGCCTTGAGACTCTACTCCTCGATCTGATCACAGCGACTGACAAGCCGAACCCGCTGCTAGTGATGTTCACGGTCAAGAAGTGGCTGCCTGCCTATCGTGATTCGGCGCAGCCCATCGACGGGACTGCCCGGGACGTGCTCGAAGCGATCACGGCAGGCACCAGGCAGCGGCTAGGACAGCGGCAGGCGTGACGGTGGAGGCAGCAGAGGCGGCGGTTGCGGCAGATAGGACCGCGCACGGAAGAGGGGAGGGGAGGGGGCATGGCTTAGGTCCGTTCGAGACCGCATCTAAGGTGACCTCCTATAACTTTTGAGTCGTAAAGAGACTCTCTTAAGATCTTAAGAGTCTTAAGAGTCTCTTAAGAGAGTCTTAAGAGTAGCTAAGAAGTTGTTTGCTGGTACTAGATGCTGGTACTAAGAGTCTCTTAAGAGCTTCTTAAGACTCTTAAGAGTATCTAAGAGTAATCTAAGAAAGACTTAAGATTAAGAATCCCCTCTTCCTTAATGGTTTCTCCCCTTTCCTGGGAGGGTGAACCCGCAACCCATTGCGGTTTCACTTGTTCCATATTGCGGGTTCACTTTATTGGGCCATGAAAAATCACCAGTGAAAAAAACAGGTTCGTTTGTTTGGCTGCGTCCCTGCCCTGATACGGTGTGGCCTCAACGTCTACCTAGTGGTTTGAAGTACCATTTATGGCGTTCTGGGCCAGATGCTGTTAGGGCGCTGTGTGGGAGTATGAGGGCTGGGGAGTATACGGTGATGCTACGTCCAGCAGATTCTGAGCAAGATAATCGGGAATGGTCGTTGTGTGTAAGATGTAGTAACCTGATTCCCCAAGAGGACCGTGGCTGATGCAATGTGACTGGTGTCAACTGAGACTTAGGGTCCATCTGCCTTTTTGGTCATGGTGGAATGAAAAGGAGTCAAGAGTGGTTGGCTTGACGTTGAAAAGGGGAGAACTGCGCAGAATTATGAGTATGTTGGACTGGCGCGGAGCAAGGGTTGTAGTTAAAAGAGGGGTTAAATTTGAAAGGGGCGCTGGGTTATAAGAGGAGCAATGGATCTATGACTAAGAAGACGGATTCCAAGGATGTTGTTGGTTCGGGGTGTGATGTTTCTGAGAAGGGGTACGCGGAGGGGTACAGTGAGGGGTTTCGTTTGGGGTATGATCAGAGGGGCGAGGATGATAAGCGGGTATTGGAGGAGCGGATGTTGCAGGAGAGGCGTCGGGCAGTAGCTCAGTGGAACTAGGGGGGCGATATGCCGATACATACGAAGAAGTTTAAGGGTCCCAAGACCAAGAAGAAGTGACACTAGCAACCGCTGTACAGACACTTGAAGACACCGAGAGGCTCTTCGAGGTGGTGGGCTTCCAGCCGTGGCCCGAGCAGGCCGAGATCATCTACTGTGACGCCCGATACATCATCGTTACCGGTGGTGAGCAGGGTGGTAAGAGCCTAACCACGTCCAAGCTGTTCCTGAAGCGGTGGCCCGAGGATATGGCTACTCGTTGGGATGGGGACCGGGCGCTTCTGTACTGGCTCGTGGGCTCCGACTACGCCAACACCGAGGAGGAGTTCAACTATATCCGGGATGATTTCGTCCAGATATTCGGTGTTGGTGCCGTCAGGGCCAGTAAACGGGTAGATCCCGGGTATATCGAGATCACCATGCCCGACGAGAACAAGCCTCGTATCAGGGTAGAGACGAAATCCGCTAAGGATCCCCGAAGACTTGCGAGAACCGCACCTAACGGGATCATGGCGTGTGAGGCGTCCCAGCTAGATATCACCAGCTTTCACCGCATCGATGGCAGAACTGCGCCGCGTAGGGGATGGATGATGCTGTCGGGGACGTTGGAAGGGTCGATGGGCTGGTATCCCTCGGTGGCGGAGGCGTGGAAGAACGACCGTGGTGAACGTCGCGGTTTCGAGTTGCCCTCGTGGGTCAACCGGTCGCTGTATCCAGGCGGACGCAATGACCCTGAGATACTGCGTATGGAGCAAGATAAGCCCGATGAGTTCTTCATGGAGCGCATCGCAGGCAAACGAGTTCCGCCCGCTGGGCTCGTACATGGGGAATTCAGACCCGATATCCACGTACAAGAGCTTGAATACGTGGTCGGGGAGCCGGTCACGATCTGGACGGACCCAGGATACAGCGGGGCCTATGCCTGCGAGGTCTCCCAGGAGATAAATGGGCAGATACATGTGTTCGATGAGATATATCAGACGGGCCTGATCACCTCCGAGATCATAGATATAGCCAAACAGAGGCCCTGGTACAGAGATTTCAGCAATCACGTCATAGATGTGGCTGGATGGCAGCATCAGGCTATGGCAGCGCCTGCCGAGATATGGTTATCGGAGACCGGCGTCTACCCAACGTCCCAGAAGGTAATGATCCCGGAGGGGATCGAGCGCCTTAAGTCGTTTTTGAAGGTCAATCCCACCAATAACCTGCCCAAAATCGTGTTTTCTCCGAAATGTGAGGGGATTTTGAGCGAATTTGGTGCCAGAACGTGCCCATTACCCGAATATATCGGCCAGGATAGGCCATATAGGTGGAAAACTGACAGAGAAGGTAATATAGTGGGTACGACTCCAGAGGATAAATTCAATCACGGGATCAAAGCGGTGACATACGGCATCGTGGACCGATACGGATTTTCTACATCCAAGAACCGTAACAAGATCCCGGTTAGACGGTTCGGGAGACGCTGATGCCCAATGCGGCTGAGATAATCAAGCTAGTTACCGATCACGAGGCAGCTACCCAGAACCTTCGTGACCGGTTCGAGGACGATTACGGCCTGTATCTACTCGATCAACGTCTTCCACCGGAACCGGACGATGCGGTAGAGGACTCCAACGAGGGATACCGCATCTATACGTCCAACGAACCCATGACCTTTGCAGATAAGGTCATATCCCTCATCTCCGCCGGTAACCTACAGATACGAACACCCGCTCATGACGACCAGATATCTGTTCGAGAGGCCGATGACATATGCGAACGCTTCCTGATCGGGGCCTTCGACGCAGCGGACGAGCGGCTGTTGGAGATGGTCCAGGCCCCGGTACTGGACTCTATATCTTTTTTCGTTACTCTTAGGGGCTGGATAGCGGGACGGTTCCTGATCGGCAAGAACGCCGAGGACGAGACATTCGTAGACATCACCCCGTGGGACCCGCTTAACACCTTCTGGGGGATGGGCAAGGACGGTTTGGCCTGGGCATGTCACCGCACACGTAAGTCTCGTGCGGACATCAAGGCCCAGTTCGGCAAGACTATCAGGTCCGAAGATCCCGACGATCAGGACATATCCATCGACGTATACGACTTCTATGACACCAGGGACAACTACATCGTGGCCGATGGCGATGTGATGCTGAAGAAAAAGACCCGGCACGGTAGCCCAAGGGTTCCGGTAGTCATCGTGGCTAACCCGAGCACTCCCAAGATCACGTCCTCTGACCGAGACGATGACGATGCCCGGTATGGTGAGTCGATATTCAAGGCAAACAGGTCTCTGTACGAGTCTCATAACCTGATAATGTCCATCATGCTGGAGCTTGTTGCCCGTGCCCGGAAGCCGCCGATAGACGTGCATTCAAGAGACGGGACCAAGACGCTGGACGATGACCCCTTCCGAGAGGGTTCGATGGTCTCTACCGCAGAGGGAGAGTCTGTCAGGGCGATGGAGTTGCTGGAGACTACCCGCGATACCGGCGCGTTCCTCGGGATAGTCTCTGGAGAGGTGCAGCGCGGTGCCCTACCCCATACCATATTCGGAGAGTTGCAGTTCCAGCTATCCGGGTTCGCCATATCGACTCTGAGGCAGGGCCTGGAGAGCGTGATACAGCCGAGGATCAAGGCGGTCAACAACTTCTACCGTCTGGGCGCGTCCCTTCTTAGGACACAGTACACCTCCGGGGCATTCGAGAATCTCAGGCTCACCGGTACTGATCGTCAGAAGAACTATTTCGACGAGGAGATAGAGCCCGAAGCAGTTCGTATGGGCGGTATCCCCCAGATAACTCTGAAGTCCGAGCTACCGCAGGACGATACTGCTAAGATGGCGGTGGCACAGATGGCCCGTGAGGGTCCGGTGCCGCTGATGGCAGACGAATGGATACGCGATAACTACCTACAACTTCAGGACTCCGACCTGATCGACAACCAGATCAAGGTGCAGCAGGCCGAACGCGGCTTGCCAGAGGCACAGTTGTATGTTCTTATGGTATCGGCTGAGAAGCAGGGTCGGAGCGATCTGGCCCAGTTCTACTATTCTCAGCTACTGCAACTCATGTTCCAAAAGAAGATGCAGGGATTCATGTCAGAGCAACAGATGCAGGCCCAGGTAGCAGCCGCTCAGGGCGGAGGGGGTCCTCCGGGTATAGACCCGAGGGCACTGCCCAACGCCGCCCTTGGTGGCCCACCACCCGCACCGACGCCACAGGCAGGACCTAACGTGCCCCCAGGTAGCCCACGACCGGGTTCGCAGCAACAGCTAGCGCAGCTAGGCTAAAGGAGACGACCGATGGCAACACCAGGCTTGAATGATACGGTAGTACAGAATATTCTCAGGATATATGCTAGGAATAAACTCCGTTATCAACCCGGAGGCGTCGATGATGACCCCGAGAAGTTGAAACTCTCTCTGGAAGAAGCCTGGAGATCATTACAAACTCTATTTGAACAAGCTGCTCCTGGAGGAGTGCCTGACCTCAGACACTTGGATATAATCAATGAGTGGATCAAAGATGCGCCTGTAATCTTCAAAGATGATCTAGGTTACGGCCAAGCTGTTGAACCTTATGATCCACTAGGTGGTACATACCCTCTGACCCCGACTCCTGCGGTCGTTACGGACCCATCGCAAATGGGCCCCACTGAACCAGCATCGGTATTTGGTACGACTGGCGAAACTGAGGATGAGGCACGGGCACGGTTTGAAATACAGAGGGCTGGTAGACAACAAACATTCAGAGACTATATAGGCCAACAGTTAAACCCCGGTGCATCTCCATTCTTGAGGGCGGGGCTGGAGAGTCGCTTTACCCCTCTGAACCTGATGTTCGAGACCCGTGAAGCCCTGGGCGAGAACCTCCCCGACCCGATCACTGGTGGTTCGAGGTCATTCCAGGATTGGTTAGGAACCTATGTTCAACCTGGTGGCTCAACCTTTGGAGAATCACGTCCTTCAGTAAGAGCGTTTCAGGGTCTAGCCAATCGGGCTTTGGGTGCATTGCAAGGCGGGTTCGGGGCCGGGACGGGCGGAGTAGCACAAAGATACTTGGAAGACCCAGAGAACCAGTTCCAGCTAGCTCTCCAGTCTAGGCTTGGTTCAGTAGCGCCATTCTTGAGAGAAAATTTCGCAGCTACGGCGAGAGATCGGTTCAATAGATTTATGGTTCAGAACCCTGGGAGGGCTGGTGAGTACCTGGCAGAGTTCATGGGACCACAAGGCGGACGCTTCTAGGAGGCTGACTGATGGCAATGCAGAATGATTTCTGGGCCGATATCCTCGGTGAAGCGCCGCGTGAGACGTACTTTGGGTTCGGTAACCAGTTCACTGGACGCGGCCCCTCGGCTGGAGGGCAGACCCAACGGAACTACTTCCGAAACCAGTTCCAGCCTATATTCGATGAGTTCAACGGGCAGTTATCCCAGAACATCATGCAGGGACAAGACCCGTTCCAGCAACAGTCGTTCCAAGAGTTCCTTGGCGAGTTGCCTTTCAGTCAGCGTTTTGCCTCGCTACCGCCATCCATGAGAGGCGGCCAGAGGGGTAGGTTCGCTCCGCAGGCGGCATTCAGGTTCTAAATGGCTACGCCTACACCCACTCCAGAAATAGACCTCAGAGCCTTCTTCAAAAAGCAATACGAGGATGCAGCTTCCGGGCGCACCACTACGCCGCCGACTACGCCCACGCCCACTCCCACTCCAGAAATAGACCTCAGAGCATTCTTCAAAAAGCAATACGAGGATGCGGCTTCCGGTCGTACCCCTGCGCAGCAACCCACCAGACCATCTCCGACCCCTGGCCCTGCGGTTTCTTCCACTACTCCCCAGCAGCGTGTACCAGAGGCTGATGGTGGTGGCGGCGGGTTTGTGGATTTCTTAAAAGGTCTCCCTGGCAAGTTCCTAGAAAAATTTGGGGAGACTGGGTATGTACACCCTATGGGCGGCGGTGTTGCGGGAACTGAAACGAAGAGGGCGGTAGAAGCGGAAATGGCGAACTATGCCAAGCGCATCCACCAAGCCGAGTTATTTTTTGACCCGATAGCGCATGTGGTGGCACCAATTATATTGGAGGGGGCGAAGGCGTCCGCTGTGCGTCAGGCTTATGCTGGGGACGTGACTGGCGGAGACACTGGTGGATGGGGATTTGGTCCCGTTACCATCGCAGACATGCCCAGTTGGGAAGAAATCAACCCGCCAAGTGGTGATTGGTCGTACGCACGCGACCCAGTAGCCGAGAAGTTGGTAAAGGATTTCCTTACCGGACGCGGGGATCTTAGTGGACCGGAACTGGCTGGGGTGTTGCGCGAAAGATTTCAAACTACGCGCACAATGTCGGAGCAGGTAGTGATGAGTATAATAGGAGATCCCGCGATACTACCTGTGGGCAAGATACCTGGCGCGGTAATTAAAGGTATCCGAGGGGCTGGGGCCTTACGACGGGGTGCTAGAGTCGCTGCTGAGGTTCCTTCTACGGCCCTTGCGGTTCGGGAGCCTGTCGAGGCCGCAGCAGCGGAAGGATTGAGGCGCGTCCCCACAACGGCGGAACTACAAAGGGCGGGCTTTGGTACGACACCACCGCCATCGAGAGTCCTTACGACTCCAGCGCCGTTACCGGCGACACCTTTACCCATAAACCAACCTGCCCCCTACTTCTCTGATGTCTTAGAACCAGTGGTGGCTCCTTCAAGAGCCACACCGGCAGAGATGGCACAAGTACTGGGCAGGGTGCTTCCTGAGACGCCTCCCCCGGTGACGCCTCTTGGTCCAAGTGCCGCTGCACGGGCTGCCGATGATTTAGGTGGTCCTCTAAGTAAAGAGACCCTGGAAGCAGATATGGCAAGGCTAGAGGCTGGGGAAGCCTGGGAAGCCATGAGCGTCAAAGCGGGCCGTGAGCCTTTTGATGTGTACCACGGTTCCGATGAGACGTTCGATATATCCGATATCGAAACTACTTTACCGTCTTATCCGGGTGGCATAGGAGAAGGTATTTACTTTGCCCCTCATCCAGAAACGGCGGGAATATATGGCAAGAACATATATAAAACCCAACTCAACGTGGAAAATCCTCTTATCATCGATGCCTCTGACCCAGGAATAACATACCGCGAAGTACCAGAGCTTCGGGGACAGAGTGTTCTCGTAGGCGAGTCTATGGATCCATTCGATGTCAGTATAGGTGGCGTGTGGCATCAGGTTCGGAACGCAGATGATCTCAGCGAGATTGGAAACCTAGCACGAGACGCAGGGCACGATGCGGTGTTTGCGCGGTACCTATACATCACTCGTGCCCAGGACGAGATCCTGGTTCTTGACCCCAAAGTTATCCAGAGACCGGGTGTGTCTGCTGCCGACACCAATATCCAACGCCTCGAACAGGAATTGTCCGAGGCACAGATTCAGCTAGAAGGCTTGCTGGAAACTGGAAAGGTAGTGCGCCCACCAGCGGATGCGGGCTTTGGCGTAGGGTGGACAAACGCAGAACTCAGTAGGCTTGCAAAGCATGAAGGACTCGATGCTACCAAGGTAGGCTGGTACGACAGTATCGACTCCATTCTTAAGAAAAGACATATCTTTTGGCAAGCCAACGAGACAACCCAGCAAACGCTCAGGGATAATGTCAGGATTCTAAAGAGCAATCTTGAAGAAGCAAAGAAAGCACAAGGCGCGGAACAGGCCAGGAAGGCCGAAGAGGCACTCCCTGTACCTGAACAGTTGGAACATATATCTACTGAGCTAGACCGCTTGAAAGGGCGGCTTGCTCTGAGCGAAGCCGAACTTGCTAATCCTATACCGTACACTAAGCGTATCGGCAACCTACAGCGCATAGGCCAAGAAGGCTATAGGCCCCCTACAGCACGAACAGAAACACAACGTCTCACTGATATCAGTGATGCCGAAGATGCAGTAAGGGCTGCTAAACAAGATCTGTCCGATCAACAACGAGATATGTTTGTTGATCCCGAATCTATATCGGGGTTAAGGGCAGCACTGGATGATGCCGAATCAGAACTAAGGGCAGCAAAGAGACCTGCGGGGTATACGGCCAAAGAGAGAAAGTATATAGCTGACGCTAACGAATTGGATGAGCGGCATATTGCTAGCACTGAATCAGCCATACAACAGATTCGTAATGAGATAGCCGCACTGGAAGCCAGGGCAGCGGAGCTTTCCCCCACCGCAGCACGGGCTGGTGATGTCCCTGTCGAATGGAAAGGTGCAAAGGCTGAATTAGAAGAGTTACGGAGAATTGATGCTGAAGGCAACCTAGATCTTATGGGTAGGCCTGTTGCAAGGCCTCCATTAGCGGGATTGAGGGAACAAGAATTAGTAGCTTCTGCCCGCGCAAGAGCCGAAAAAGCTGCTGGGGAAGCATACGAACTGGCAAAGCCTACACAAGGTGAACCAACTGGCTTTTGGGCCGGCAATGTATTTCGTGAGATCACTGATGAGGACGCATTAGTTGCTGCCCGTATGGCGAGTAACGATGTATTTCGACAATTTCAAAGTACAACAGGGATAGATGTACGTCATTTAATACTCACGACAACTAAAGAGTTAGAAGAATTATGGCAGCGCCCTGTCATACGGGCTGCCGATATCCCCACCACCCCCGCAGCACGGGCTCCTGGGGCAGGCCCGCTATATCCGGGCCGTCCTGAGGCACCCACAGATGTTCCGACTCGACGTATACCCACGACAGAGGAACTGCAAAGGGCTAGCCTTGGTACGGGGATGCGGCGGGTAAGGGCAGAGATATCACCAGAACCGCCGTACTATGGCAGTCCTGGGCTTACTCCACAGCAACCCTCTGCGAGGCCACGTAGCCCTCTAACTATGGGAGCATCGAGCGCCCGCCCGAGGCCACCTGTACCCGGCCCACAGAGAGTACCTGATCCCGATATTTCGCTATACGATGAGGCTTATGCTGGACAGGAAGCTCTAAGGAAGTATGGGCTACCAGCCAGGGCAACTCGTGCCCAAGCGGCCAGGGCTGCACCTGAAGCACCTGATACAGCCGCTACCATCGCCCGTGGCGGTGGAGAAATCCCCCCTGGGACACCAGTGGTAGCCGATGCGGGATCTTTGCCTCCATCATCATCGAAGGTGATGGACCATATCTCATTCGAGGAACCTCGCCAGAGGCTATTAGACCGGTTTAGGTCGGGGCTAGCAGGGCTGAAAAGAGCTATTGCCGATGACCTACATCCAATCGACCGTTTCGTCACAGTCTCTAAGGAACTTGGATCAGAGGTAAGCCTTGAAGAGAACCCTTACATCTGGGCCAGGTTGCTTAGGGGTATTTCTGGTAAGTCCAATACCTTTTTGGAGAAGGGCACCTTTGGAAAACGCTACTGGAAGACGGAAGGTGGACGCGCAGTACCTGATTTCAAGGGGCCGGGACTATATCAAATACTGGAATCTGTCAGGGATGCCGGGAACCACCAGGCTTTCTCTGCCTACCTGACTTCACGTAGAGCAGTGGAGCTTGCCGACAAGGGCATAGTTACTGGGATTGCCAAGCAGGACGCCCTGAAATCTATCGCTGAATTGGATAGAGCAAATCCAGGATTCAGGGGAACTGCCCAGCAGGTCTACAAGTATCAGGATGACTTGATTGAGTACGCTCGCGAATCAGGTCTTTTATCCAACGATATGGTCGCTCGTCTCAGAACCTATAAAGATTATGTGCCGTTCCATCGGGTCATGGACTCTATGGAGACACAGGGTTTCACTGGAAACAAGATGGCTAACATAGTCTCTCCCATCAAGCGTATGGTGGGATCAGAACGTCGCATCATCAACCCACTTGAAAGCATCATTAAGAATACCCATGCTCTAATCGAGGCAGCAGACCGAAACCAGGTTGGGGTAATGATGGCGCGAATGGCTTCGGAGTCACCAGAACTACAGTCGTTATTCAAGGCTAAGAAGGCTCCTGTATCCAAGGTGGCAAAGGTCAATGCGAAGGAGCTAGGGATAGACATTTCGGGATTGAGTGAAGCTGATGCGAATATGCTGGTTGACATATTCCGACCGGCAACCTACGCCAAGGGCGCTAATGAAGTAACCGTTATGATTAACGGGCAGAAGAGGTTTTTTGACGTAGATCCAGACCTATATAAGTCCCTGACTAACATAGACCAGGTAGACCTCGGTTTGTTTGGCAAGTTCTTCGGAGCCCCTGCCAGGTGGTTAAGGGCAGGGGCGATTTTGTCACCAGACTTCATGGTCAAGAATCCCGTTCGCGATCAGTTAACAGCATTCGTATACTCTAAGTTCGGCTTCTTGCCTGGCATTGACTGGATGAAGGGCATGGGCCAGATGCTGAACAAGTCCGATGACTATCATCTGTACCGTATGTCCGGTGCGGAACACAGCAACCTGGTATCGGTAGATCGAGCCATGACTGGGAGAACCGTCAAAGAGATTGCCGAAGAAAAAGGGTTTACGGACTACATAAAAAACCCTGTTGACCTATTGAGGACACTGAGCGAAGTCGGTGAAAAAGGTACACGGCTAGGAGAGTTCAGCCGAGGATTGGCGGCTGGCGAAAGCCCCATGGCTGCTGGGTTCTCAGCACGAGAAGTCAGCCAGGACTTTTCCAAGATGGGGGTAGTTACCAGGGCAGTCAACCAAATAATTCCTTTTTTCGGGGCCAATGTGGGTGGTTGGACTCGTGCAAAGACGGCGTTCACAGAGAGGCCAATACAGTCCTCGGCAAAAGCATTCCTTGGAATAACTTTACCTTCCATTCTGCTATACAGCATCAACCGCAACGACCCTAGATATAAAGAGATTCCACAGTGGCAGAAAGATACTTTCTGGATAATACCTACTCCAAACGCGATGCTAAGGTTCCCGAAACCGGTCTTGGTGGGGCAGGTATTCGGGTCTGTACCTGAGAGGTTCCTTGAGTTCTTGGACGAAAGAGATCCTGAGATGCTCACCGAAACACTCAAGAGCGTAGTAGGCGAGGGGGTGCCTGGTTGGGCACCACAAGCCGTGTTGCCTTTCGTGGAGAATGCGACTAATCACAACTTCTTCTTGGATAGGCCAATAGTACCTAGAGACCGAGAGGATGCTCCCAAGGAGATGCAGTACAGTGGTCGAACGACAGAGGCCGCTAAGGCACTGGGCAAGTGGGTAAATCTATCACCCGCCCAGATTGACAATGTGTTTTCCGCATATACGGGTGGCCTCGGTAGGTACGCGACAGACATTTTGGATCCAGCCTTGAGGGCCACCGGCATTGCTGACAGGATATCTGACCCAGACCCGACACTGGCTGACATACCGGTTCTTCGTTCGTTCGTGGTACGAGATCCCTATGGTTCGAGCGGTGTGTCCGTAGACAAATTCTATGACGCACTAAAGGACTTTGAGGGGCAGGAGAAGATGTACAAAGAGTTGATTGCCTTGGGGCGGCAGGATGCAGTCGTGAAATACAAGGACTCTCACCCAAGTGCAGGACTCGGATTTGACTATAAGTATGGCGGAGTTCACTATTCTGCCACAGCCAGGGCTCTACGCAGAGTCGCAGGAGCTATGTCTGATATTCGCAAATACCAGAGAGGGGTATACAACTCTCGAACAATGTCGGGTGCCGAGAAGCGTAGCAACATCGATGCTTCCAACAAGCAACTGACTCTACTAGCCCAGAAGGCACTAGCAGACTTAGAGAAAATCCTCCCATGACAGAGGTGAAGCTCAAAGCGGTACGATGCCCTCGTTGCGGCAAGAAGCACGGTGAGGGGCTATGGGGCACCATAGTGTGGAAATGCCGTGGTTGCGGTAGTAGCGTCAAGTTCGTTAGGGAGAGTCACGAGGATATAACTAGCTACGACATAGCCCTTATCAATCTCTTGACGCAATGAGTATAGGTATGGTACCTATTAGATAGACGGGCTAGAGCCCTGTAGGGTTGAATAGGCATAGTGCGCGAAGTCGCCTTGTAATCAGGGCGGCTTTTTTTATTGTCGAAAAAGAGGAGCAAACATCATGGTTACACAGAACCAAGACGAACAGGCAGCAGTAGCACCAGAGGCAGACCCCGACGAGGCAGCCTCAGTATCCATACGTGCCGAGATAGAGCATCTTAACAAGCTAGAGGATGCGGACCTCACCGATGACACGGTGCCCGCTTCCCAAGATGGGGCACCGGGATCGCCGCCATTAACAGGGGATATCACTCCGCCCACTGTTAACGAGGCCGTTCCAGCGGCGACAGAGGATGCTCCTCCTTCTGGGACCGCTGCTCCAGCTTCACCCGAAGTGCCGGTTGCCCCGACAATGCCACAGGCTGAAGCGGCTGAAGTGCAACGGCTTCGGATGGAGTTGGAGACAGAGCGCAGTAAGCAGGTTGTTCAGGAGATAGACCGTCGTGCCGAACAGGTCCGACGCGATCTAACATCTCAGGGGTACACCGAAGAGGATGCTGCCAGGGCAGCGGAGCAACAGAGGCAGAACGACCAGACAGTCTATCAGACCAATCACAGAGCACAAGAGGCTCTCCAGGAACAAGAGGCTAAGTACCAGGCTGCGATACTGTTCAACCAGCAGTTTGGGGTACCTATACAGGATCTGTTGGTCTACAACACGCCAGGGTCGATGGAGGCGGCTGCAAGGCAGTTCCAGATGGTTCAGCAAACCAAGCAGCAGCTAGCAGCGGCACAGAAGGCTTCGGTTACTGCACAGGTGATGGATAACGGTGTCTCTACCGCCTCACCGACACGCAGCGAGGATAGGTTGCTAGACGAGTACAACAACGGGGCGAGAACGGAAGCTCATATCAAAGCAGTTCAAAGGTCAATGGGGTTCTGAGGCCCCGAGAAAGAGGTAAAACATGGTCCAGGCAGCTACTACGGGTTCGCTTGAGAATGCACAGAGAATCGTTGTTTCAGCGGTGCGCTATACAGAGGAGCACAATGCTCCAGCAATGGCCCTCACCGAACAGTTCACCCTCGGCAAGGGTAACAAGCAGGTCACGGTACCGAAGGTTGGACAGATGTCGGTTTCGGATCTGACTGACGGCCAGGACATCATAGACAACGAAGATATCGGGATGACGACGGTGGACCTGACCGCTTCGGAGGTTGGTGCCAAGGTTGTCCTCACCGACAAGCTCGTTCGCCAGAGCGTTCCCAACGTGTTCAACATGGTGGGGCGTCAGCTTGGTGACGGCATGGCAAGGAAGAAGGACAACGACGTAACGGCACTGTACCAGAACCTGGACGCAACACTGGGTGCTGCTACCAAGCTTTTCACCGTTATCAATGCGACTGGTTGCATTGCTTACGCCAAGGCCAACAAGTTTGGTAGTCAGCTTTACATGATTCACCACCCGAACGCGGTCGCTACGTTCGTCAAGGCCGGTGCAGTAACACCCTCTGCCACCTACCCGGTTCCGCACGGTTGGTCCGAAGATCTTTTGAAGGAATTCTACGTCGGCTTGCGGCCCCTGAACGGTGTGCCCCTGTTTGAGGACGGGAACATCAGCGTGGATAGTGCTGATGACGCCTACGGCGCGATAGCCGACAAGGGTGCGATGGCGACCCTGACCTCTCTCAAGGTGAGGACCGAACGGGAACGAGACGCATCCCTACGCGGCACCGAGCTTGTCATGACTGCCGACTACGGCGTGTTCGAGTTGGACGGTAGTAAGGGCGCAGCGTTGCTTTATGACGCAGCGGTACCGACTCACAGCGCATAGGGGAGGAGTAGGCATGAACCTTGAGGAGCGGCGTGAGATACGTCAGGAACTGTCGAAACTTGGATTCAAGGGGGATTACCTGGATGGATGGCAACCACGGGCCAACTGCTGGCGACACCGGCCCCATCTTAACGTAGATGGGACAGAGGTTGCCCCGGCAGGGAAATACGTGCCCAACCAACCAGGTGATCCCTACACCACGGTAAGG